ATATAGAGTTCTTTTCTGAATATACTGGAGAGGATCTTAGCTTTCTACGAAAGCCTGTCGAGGAGAAGAAAGTGCTCCCTTCCATGAGAGCGGTTATGACCAGCGGAAGAGCGCTAGAGAGGGACCACTGTGCTGGATACAACTGTGCCTATATTGCTGTGGATCACGTAAGGGTGTTCGATGAAGCTCTGTACATTATGCTCTGTGGTACTGGACTTGGCTTCTCTGTGGAGCGTCAACATATATCTAAACTCCCTGAGATAGCTGAGTCTTTCTACCACACCGATACAACTATAATTGTCAGTGACTCTAAGTTGGGTTGGGCGAAGGCCCTAAAGGAGCTGGTCAGTATGCTGTACTCTGGGCAGATTCCCAAAATAGACACCTCTAATGTTCGGGCAGCAGGTGCTCCTCTCAAGGTTTTTGGAGGAAGGGCATCAGGCCCTGAGCCACTAGAGAGGATGTTTAGACACTTTATAAGGACCTTTGAGGGCGCTGCAGGCAGGAAGCTGACCTCTCTAGAAGTACATGACCTGATTTGCTACGAAGGGGAAGCTGTCCTAGTAGGGGGCGTTAGAAGAACGGCGCTCATCAGCTTATCTAACCACAGTGACGAGAGGATGCGGAATGCGAAAAGCGGACAATGGTGGGTGGAGAATCCCCAAAGAGCACTTGCGAATAATTCAATCTGCTATACCGACCAGCCGGACGTGGGCGCTTTCATGCGTGAATGGCTGGCTATATACGAAAGTAGGTCAGGAGAGCGTGGGATCTTTAACCGTGAGGCATGTAGAGGTATGCTCCCCGAAAGGAGAGAGGGCGACTACGATTTCGGTACTAACCCCTGCAGCGAAATAGTTCTTAGGTCTGCCCAATTCTGCAACCTTTCAGAAGTAGTGTGTCGTCATGGTGATACTCTAGAGTCCCTAAAAAAGAAAGTGGAGTACGCTACCATCCTGGGGACAGTACAGTCGTCCCTCACCGATTTCAGATATCTGCGGAACATCTGGAGGAAAAACTGCGAGGAAGAGCGTCTTCTGGGGGTTAGCCTTACTGGTATATACGACTGTCCATTCCTGATGGACTGCACTCCGGCAGAGCTCTCTATCCTGAGAGATCATGCAGTCAAAACCAACCGCAAGTGGGCTAAGAAGTTAGAGATTAACCCGTCTACTGCAGTCACCTGTGTGAAACCGTCTGGGACGGTGAGTCAGCTCGCGTCCTGCAGTTCGGGCATTCACCCCGCCTACAATCGCCATTATATTCGCAGGGTTCGGAACGACAAGAAGGATCCCTTGGCACAGGTTATGATCGACGCAGGGGTCCCCTACGAAGAAGACAAGACCAACCCAGAGGCATGGGTGTTCTCCTTCCCAATGATGTCTGAGGGCCTAACCAGGAAGTGCATAGGGCCTATTAAACAGCTTGAGGTCTGGCTCAAGTTCGCTCTCCACTGGTGTGAGCACAAACCAAGCATGACCTGCTATATGGGGGAGAAGGATTGGCCTACTGTGGGGTCCTGGGTATGGGAGAACTTTGACGTACTTAATGGGGTGTCCTTCCTTCCATCAGCAGACGATGGGCATGTGTATGAGCAGGCTCCCTACGAAGATCTAGATAGCCTTTCTTATAAATCCCTGGAGGAAGCAATGCCGAAAGAGATAGACTTCTCCTTTGAGGAGGAGATGGACAACACCATAGGGAGCCAGGAACTGGCTTGTACTGCGGGGGTATGTGAAATATGAGTCTCAAAAAGCATAAGCGCTGGGCTAACAAGGACTATCTGAAGTTTGTCAGTGAACTACCATGCGCTAATTGTGGTATAAAGGACGGCACTATTGTGCCTCACCATCTAAGGCATCGCTATAACCCCTACTCAGGGGGAGCAGCTTACAAGGCCTCTGATATATTTGTAATGCCTTTATGCTTTGAGTGCCACGACAAGCTGCATAATGGCGACAGGGATGTAGTAGATTGGCAGGCAGAGTTTATTTTCAAAACGCTTGACAATGCCACTCAATCTGATATCATTCAAATCGAGTACAAGCCTTACGAGTATAACGTAATATGATTGACGAGCAGACAGTAGAGAGTGCGCTAGACTTCCTGCGGGATAATGCAGGCAAGATCGCCAAAGCTCGGGCAGAGCGTGTATACCTAGAGCAGTTTAGGAAGAGTAAGAAAGCTCTTCTGTTCGACCAGTCTAGTGAGGAGACAGTAGCAGCAAGGGAGCAATGGGCGCTCCGGCATAGCGACTACCTGCAGGTACTCGATGCCCTGAGAGCAGCCGTTGAGGAGGATGAACGACTCAGATTCTTGAGCGCAGCAGCGGAGGCAAAGATAGAGGTATGGAGGACTATCCAAGCGAATGTGAGAGCGGAACAAAAGGCTTTCTAATGAATTCGAACGATTTTCTAAAAACAGAGGCGGAGTGGCTACAGGAGTATGAGGATACAGAACAAGCAGCCAATCACGCAGAAGAGTTAAACCAGCAGCGGAGAACTACGATGGCATCCTATGACCAAGAAGATAATGTAATCACTGTATGGCTCCAGGAGAAGTCGAGTCCCAAGGCACCCTCTTACACGGGTAAGGGGTTGGCCTGGGGCAAGGCTACTAGAGCAGCAGTCTGGCATAACGTCAGTAAGCAAGGCAAAGACTACCTCAAGATCAAACTTGAGGAGCCTAGGGACAGCGCACCGTCCCCTGGGTACACTAAGAAGCCAGCCAGTGACATCCCATTCTGATGATTGAGACACCTATTAATTACCCTGATGGTAGTGTGGTAATTCTAAATTTTGACCCGAAGAAACACTACTATAATGTGGAAGACAAGTACGTCCCTTCAGTCACCACTGTACTAAACGTAATCTCCAAACCCGCTCTGGTCCCATGGGCTGTAAAGATGGGGGCAGAGTGGTTCCAGGAGAACGCTGAGGCTTTCGGGCAGGCAGAACTCTCTGTTGAGGAGATGGTGAAGGGCATCAAGGGGGCGCATCGTAAGCGCTCAACTGAGGCGATGGCAATCGGTACAATGGTGCACGATTGGTGCGAGGCTGCTATCAACTGGAAACTAGGTCGTGGGGAAATCCCTGACACTCCTGACAATGAAGCTGCAGAGAACTCTATCAATGCCTTTAGGGATTGGATCAAAGAGAACGATGTGGAATTCATAACCTCTGAGGAGAAGGTCTACAGTAGGAAGCACAACTACGCAGGCACAATAGATGCCGTTGCTAAGGTGAACGGGGAGTTCTCTGTAATAGACTTCAAGACATCAAAGGCTATCTATAACAACTACCACCTGCAGTGCGCTGCCTACGCCCAGTGTGTAGAGGAGATCTACGACAAGTCCGTGGACGCCTCCTACATCCTACGTTTCGACAAAGAGACAGGGGCGTTTGAATCCGGCAGGTCTAACGAAGCTGGGGAGAACTTTAAGGCCTTCAAGGGGTTCCTCGACGGTTACTTACGTCTGACTGAGTTGGACAATAGGAGTAAGCGAAAATGAAGAGTGGTTTCTACAGCGCTGGCGATGAGGATATCCTAGCTATGGTCCAGTTTCACATGGCCTCTGCGATATCCTTAATGAGAATCATTCTCGATAACGATCTCCTGGATAAGGAGATGTTCCGTAAGGTCCTGGGAGAAATGGGCAGAAGGTCTAGCTGTGTTCGGGAAGAGGCCCTGTGGGAAACTTATAAGGACTTTCTGGATGAGGAGATAGACCGTGTACTAGCGTCTGTTACTCCTATAAGGGAGGGGGAAGAGATCACTTGAAAATAGCGCACTTAGATCTAGAGTGCTCTAATCTAAACGCTGATTGGGGCATCATAATATGCGCTTGTATCAAGTGGGATGGGGGGAAGATCGACACCTTCCGGCTCACTGATTACAAGCAGAAGGATATCATGGACGACAGTGGTGTCTGTGCTGCGATGAGGGATGCTTTGAACACCGCAGACATGTGGACAGGCTGGTACAGCGCACGGTTTGACATACCATACCTGCAAGCTAGGCTCCTCTACCATGGGGAGGATCCGATATCTTCTAAGGTCCCTCATGTAGATCTGTGGAGAACGGCTAAGTATCAGCTCAAGCTGTCTAGTAACAGGCTGGCAAACATACAGAGGTTCTTTAAGCTGTCTGCATCAAAGACACCTATAGATCAGGGGACTTGGATAAGAGCGATAGCTGGCAACAAGCGGTGTATGAAAGACGTTGTGGACCACTGTAAGGAGGATGTAAAGATGCTGGAAGAGGCTTACCACAAACTACTACCTCTGATTAAAGGTCATCCAAATATAGGGCTCTTTGAGCAGAACCCTGAAGGGGTTATTGCTTGTCCTAAGTGCGGGTCATCCAGGATGCAGCGCAATGGTCACTTAGTGACGCAGACTAGGCGTTACCAACGGTGGCGCTGTCTTGAATGTGGATCGAGCGCAAGCTCGCGCCTGTCGGAGAAGGTGGAGCTTCCTCCTCTGAAGCCTTAGAATCTATATATGTTATCTCAACCACACAACCCTTGGGAAAAGCTGTGAGGCCATACGGCACAGGCTTCTCTTCCTCCTTGCTCTCTCCAGAGAAGTCCTCATAGTCTAGGGTGTTGGCTATCTTGAGCGTGTCATCATCTTCGTAAATATGCCACCCAACGGAGAGTATCTCAGGGCAGTCAGCATCCTTTTCCCAACCACTTGTGGCTAAAACATCACGCCACTTGACAAGACAGAGCCTGTAATCAGCCACTCTTGTCCCTACCCTTAAACTTTATAGGGCCAGGGAGTAACCATGAAAATACCATGGGTACTATTACGATGAGTATCAAGGCCCAGCCCCCCATCTCGATTAGGGATCCCAGCAGGGTCCAGAAATTATCAGGGGCGCAACTACTCATATTCCCGCTTCCTATCGGAGTAGCTGCTGTCACCACATCTGCTACAAAGGCAGTCGTCGTGGCTCCCACTATCGGTGCAACTGCACCCCCCGATAAGACAGTCCCCGCAAGTGCACCCGTTCCTCCGGCTATCCCCACTATACCTGCCTTCTTCAAAGTCGTGCATCCTATTAAACCTATCGACGAGAGGGTTAGACAACTTCTGGTGAGGACCACCATCCTGTGACCCAGCCTACCAGAGCTATGACCACTATGATCCCTACCGCTGCCCAAAATCGTTTCCTTCCAGCGCTTAACTCTTTCCATTTTTCCATACTACCTCCTATATAGTGAAACTATTTCCGCACCCGCATGAGGATGCTCCTGTTGGTGGGGTGAAGTGAAACGTAGGTCGGAATGGATCATCTATCCAATCCATTGTTGCGTCCGACAACAACTCCAAAGAGGTGGGGTCTGAGAAAATCGTATTCGATAGCATCGTGACATCCGACGGTAGAGTTGTGGTGGGCGATAGCTTGATTTGATAGCCGGAACACCCGCCACCTTCTAGATGTATCCCTAAGAATCCTTCCCCATTTAGAGTCTGGTCTACCTTCGCCTGTGCTGCCTCCGTTATGGTCATTCACTTTCGCCTTGGTCGTCCAGGACTTTCACCTACCTTCCTGTTCCTACGCCTACTAGCAACAGTTAGATTACTCCTCTTATTATTAGCTGTGTTGCGGTCCTTGTGGTGAACATCTTTCTTGTCACCCTTTCTTACACGACCTAGCTTAGTCATCTTTCTCCGCGCAGTATTCCTCTGTGCGCGTCGCTTCTTCTGTTTGTCAGTACCGTGATACTGTCCATACTCCCTGGAGTAGTTTCTATTACGAGTCATGTACTATCGCCACTACGATGTTACCTTCGTTGTTTATCTTTAACTCGACCCTGCGTTTCTCGCAAGTGAATCGAGTCTTCCCAGACGCCGTGTCTCTCCACCCATTTCTTTTCAAGGTGCGCTTCATACTCAAGCAACCAGACATACCCATCTCTTCCCACTGCCCAGTGCTGGGGTTCTCCCAGTGTCCCATCCATTCCTTGAGGTTGTCATTCATGTACAGCAGTAATACAAACATAACTTCCATTAGTGCGCTCCATTCTGTGATTTAATTTGTGCCACCTTATCCTTTAGTATCTCTACCTTTTGCTCTAGGGCTTCTATTCTTTGTCGGTAGAAATCTAGGGTAAGTGCTTGCTGTCTATCAAAGGGGGCGTTGCCACTCTCTACGTTGTCCAACAACTTCTCGAACTCTCCGGAGAGGTGTTCTATAAGCATAAATTGTTCTGCGTCTGCAGGAAG